GGTGCTGGATCGTCATCAGATCCTTGAAGTCCATGGTGTGCGGGTCCAGCATCTCGACCCGCTCCCCCTTGAACACGAACGAGTACGGCGGCTTGCCGTCGCGCTCCAGCTCGTCGAGGTTGGTCTCGACGTTCTTGTTGATCGACGTCACGTTATCCACGGGCGGGCTCTCCTTGTCAGTTCCGGCGCGGCTTGGGGGCCGGGCTCGGCTTGTCCACGGTCAGGTCGACGACCTCGGCGTCCTTGGCCTCGGGCAGCTTCGCCATCTCGGCCTCGGTCAGCACGGGGGCGTCGTCGGTCTCATCCGAGCGTACCGTACCGGAGGCGTCAGCGCCAGACGGCGCGTCGGGCCGGGCGGAGTCGCCGGACAGGTCGGGCTCGGGTGCCGGCTGGCTTCCCGGCGCGTCCACCTGGACGTAGCCGTCGAACTTGAGCTGGACTTCCTGGCGGCGGTTCGACGCCGTCTTGGTCTTGTCGGCCTTGCGGTAGTACTTCGGGTAGTCGCTCATGGAACCAGGCTACCATCGGAGGCCGGACATGGCGAGACCCCGAAGCCGGCCCGCCCAGGCAGCTTCGGGGTCTCGTTCGCGGGGGATCAGCTCGACGGAGCGAAGCCCATGTCCGCGAGCAGGAAGTTCCAGCCCGCGCCACCGAACAGCCAGGACTCCGAGAAGCCCAGGTTGCTGTCCTCTTCGCCGGTCAGCGTGACGCCCCACGAGATCGGGTCGTCGCCGCCGCCCATCGACTGCTCGGCGTAGTTGGTGACCTTCGCGCGCGGGAAGTACCGCGCGACGTAGATCTCACCGCCGTCGCCGATGTCTACCGCCATGGACAGGGCCCGGTAGGACTTGCTCGACGGCCGGCTGGGCTTCTCGACCCGAACCTCACCGGTGTCGGCGTCCGGAACCATCGCCGCCAGGTCGGCGCCGGTGGCCAGGCCGATCGTCAGGAGCTTCGTCTCCAGCGCGGTGACGCTCATCGTGCTGGTGTCGGAGGTGACGTCGGAACGGACCGGGGTGACCGAGCCCCACGCGGTAACGTCCGAGGTGGACACATCGCGAGAGAAGCCGGCGCCGTCGTTCGACAGCCAGCCCAGGTCGTCCATGCCGTTCGGCAGGGTCTTGAGGTTGATGCCGACGTCCAGGCCGACGGCGTACTGGCCGACCTGCAGGTGCAGGTCCTGCAGGATCGATCCACCGGCGGAGACGATGCGGACCTTCGACGCCGAGCCGGTGGAGGCGCTCGTGATCGTGAAGGCCGAGGTCGCGGTCGCGGTGGCCGCCGAGCCCATGGCCGTGGTGAGCGCGGTGGCGATGGCCGCCTTCGCGTCCCCGTCGGCGACGGTGATCTGGTGATCGACGCCGTTGACCTTGACCTTCAGCACGCCGCCGTCGGTAACGGTGGCAGCGGCCGGCGCGGACCCGGCCAGGACCGCTGCGGTCGCGGTGGCCGAGTAGACGGTCAGGGTGCCGATGTCGGGCACGCTGATGTCGCCGATGAACACCGAGCCCTCGAGCGCCTTGCGGATCAGCTCGTTCTGCTTGTTCTTCAGGTCTTCGTAGTTCGCCACTTTGGCCTTCCTTCACGCTGTCTCATCAGCGGCGTACGCTGAACTCGTAAGTTCCGGCGAACCGCCGGACGTTGGGACTGTCCCAGGTCTGCGCAGACGGAGACCGAGGTACGGTCACCATGTCCAGAACTGCCAGGCCGGACGAGATGACCACACTGTGAGGATAGTCCAGCATGTGGGTGTCGATCTCCTCGATCAGCGACTTTGCTTGACCTCGGGTACGATGCAGCACCTCGATGTCGACCACGGGGTGGTCGTTCATCTTCAGCCGGCGGCTCATCGGAGTCTTCTCGATGCGCACGAACGGCAGGATGTCGTCGTTGGTCGGGAAGTCGACGCCGACCTGCTTGGGGTCCGTCAGGACATCGGCGAAGTCGCGCAGGAATAGCTCGCGCAGCACCAGCTCGATATCCGGGAACGGCTTCAGGTCAGTCACTCGGGATCTCCCCTCGGTACTCGCCGACGGCGGCGCCTGCCTTGGCGAGGGTGTGGTCAGCCTTGGTTCGGCGGTTGCCGAACTCCTTCGGGGCGGCCGCCGGATCCTCGTTCACCACCGTAACGATGCGACGTGTAAACGAGCCGATCAGGAGGACGCCGGCTGAGGCGTCAACCTTGAAGCCAGCCGCGTAGCTGCCCGTGACCTTGGTCGCGGTAGCCTCGGCGATCGCCCGTACGTCGTGCCCGGCCTCGTAGAGCGGCTTGAGCATCTGGTCGGACGTGGCGAACCGCGTGAACTCCTTGTGATCCGGCTTGAACTTCGCCCGGACGCGAGAGCGCGCCATCAGGTGCCAGTCCGGGAGGTCACGAAGATCTGGCCCTTGTCGCGGCCCTTCATGTCATACGCGCCCGGCTTGCCGACCACCAGGTGCTCCTCGCCCCGGATCTCGACGACGTCAGTCGCCAGGACTGTGCGGCGGCCGGCGGGGACGTATACGTTCCAGCCCTCGATGATGACCCTGCCACGGGCGGAGTCCTCCGTGCTCGAACGCGGCCAGAGCTGGCAGCGGGTGAGGTCGAACTCCTCGGCGTCGCCGGTGGGGTCGCCCTGCCAGTCAGTGCCGACCGGGCGCTTCACCTTGACAGTCTCGTTGCCCTGCATCAGATCTCCTCAGGGTCGCCGTACGCGTCGGTGGTGCCCTCGACGCCGTACGGGATAGCCCAGTCGGAGCCGGAGTCGTCGTACAGGAACACCGTGTCGCTGACCGGGTCTTCGCCGCGCGTGGTGGGCTGGACCCACAGGCCGGTCCCGCCATCAGGCGCCAGACCTTCCAGTTGGCCCTCTTCGGACGGCAGGAGCTGCATGTTGGCGGCCGCCATGGCCATCAGCTCTGGCCGGCGCTCGCCGAGCGGGCCGACGTTCTCCGACACGGTGCCGTCGGGGTTGAGGTACGTCCGGCCGGCGAGGAACATGCAGATGCGCTTCGCCTTGCGCGGGACCAGCATCGGCGGCGTCTGCAGCTCCCAGTTCGGCTGACTTGCGGTGTCGCACACGATCTCGGTGGCGGTCTGCAGGACCAGTACGGCGAACGGGTCGGCGGCGACCGTGGCCGGATCCTGCCGGGCCCACGTCGCCAGCTCGAGCAGGCTGATCAGGGTTGCCATGCGTTCATCCTCTCATACGGAGAGAGCCCCCGACCCCGGAGGGGGCCAGGGGCTCTCAGGAACCGCTGGATCAGTCGAGGACCGAACCGGTGCCGCTCAGGTTGATCGGCACGATGCGCACGTTCTGCGCGTTGTCGACGATGTCGCCGTTCTCGTCCCGCTCGTCCAGGATCTCGTTGATCCCGATGAAGCTGGACACGACCGAACGGTCCCGGAGGAAGTTCGGGTCGTAGTCCATCAGCCAGCGGGCCGAGTAGCCGTTCCGCGAGACCTTGGCCGAGACCACGGCGCCGCGCGGGGCGACCGGGGCGACCGAGCCCATCACGAAGGCGGACTTGTGGTAGTAGTACGCCTCGTTCGGGTTCAGCTCGGGGTGAACCACGACCGGCGAGCCGGCGAGCTTCCCGATGGTGGCCTCGCGCACGGCGTCGGACGCCGAGTTGCCGATCCAGTCGTACTTCGACAGGCGGTCGCTGGCGAGCCAGGCGGCCTCCACGTCGGAGCCGACGAGATAGACGCGGCCGCCGTACGGCGCGACCTTGTGCGCGTTCATCAGCCGGCGAGCCTCGATGGCGACCAGGTGCGGGTCGGTGTCGAGGGTCGAGGTGACGGTGGACGCGGCGTCCGCGTTGCGGAACGCGGTGACGATCTTGTTCTCGTAGTTGCCGACCACGGCCTCGACCTGGGGGGTCAGGACGTCGGTGGCGAACTCGAGGTTGTCGAGCGTGAGGTGCTCGTCGGTCAGCCCGGTGGCCGAGTAGACGTGCCGGTCGAGCGTGATCGGGACAGTGTCCCCACCCTCGATGTCGTCCATCACGATCGGGGCGGTGCGGGTGCGCCACTCGTACTCGCGCGCGACCGCTCGCAGGTTTCCGACTCGCATGGAGACGGTGTCGTTCTGAGCGCCCTTGAAGAAGTCCTCGGTCACGCGGGTCACGAGGTCCGGAGCGATCAGCTCGCGTCCCACCATGCCCAGGAAGAACGCGACGATCTTCTCCGGCTTCGCCTTCAGTACAGCCACGGGGACCTCCTACGAGATCGTTTCTGGCCGCGTGATCCCCGTGGCGAGGATCTTGCGGATTGCTGTCATCGAACCCGGGGAATGCTCTCCAGGCCCTTGTCCACGTCTACTTCAGCGCCGGCGCCGGGGTTCGGGTCTCCCGGGTTGTGGCGGCCTCGCGGAGTCCGACGGGCCGCCTCAGCGACCGCATCGAGGTCGTTGGGGTCGACCTCCTCGTCGTCCGTCTTGCCGCCCTGACCGAACGACTTCAGAAGCTCGTCGGCGTCGGCGAGCAGCTCCGCTTCGGTGGCTCCGATCAGGCGCTTGACGTCGCCTTCCTTGAGCCCCTTATTCAGGGCCACTCGGAGCTTCATGGTCTCCAGGTCGTCCGCTCCGCCGGCCGGCTTGGCCGCGAGCTTGTCCTGGACCTCCTTCAGCTCCCGCTGCAGACGCTGGGTCTCGGTCTCGCCCTCGCGAGCCTTGTCCTCGGCTGCCTGCTTCAGTCCGTCCCGCTCAGTGGTGACAGCAGCAACGCTCTCCTGGAGCTTCTGCTTGTCGCCGAGCAGTGCGAACAGGTACCGCTTCAGCTTGTCCTTGTCGATCTCGGTCTCTCCCGTCGCGGTCTCCCACGGTGCGGTCCAGTCCTTGATGTCGTCGGGCAGCTTCGGCATGTCAGCCTCCTGGGGCTTCGAGGGCGACTTCCTGAAGTCACCCGATGGCTAGAGCATACGACACCCCTGTGTCAAGGGGCATCTCAATCAGTGGATTCTCTGCCCCGCGAATTCCAGTGGTCACGCCATTCGGCGATCGTCGGGACGTGACCGAGGTCCTCCGAGAGCTTCTTCCACATCTCCTCAGCCTCGCGGGCGACTCCCGGCCACTGCGTCTCGCGAGAGAAGACAGGCTCGGAGGTGCAGGCATCGTGGTCGTGGACCTTGTGCTGGCCGTCGCCGATGAAGCGCGGGTCGGACTGGTCGAACGAGTCGTCGGAGTAGACCGGGCCCCGGCTGGCGAGCATGGCGCAGAAGAAGCAGGGATCCCCGTCGGTGACGCGGATGTACCCCAGGGCGATCGGGTCGCTCTCCAGGGCAGACTGCAGTTCGTCGCGGCCGCCGTTCATGACGTGGCGCGTCGCGGCGCCGGAGATCTGCGTGGCAGCCTCGTCGATGGCTGCCTGGATCAGTGACGGGTTGATCCGGCCGTCCTCCTCGCGCGGGTACGCCAGGAGCTTCTTCTTCACGGCGATCTCACCGGTGACGCGCAGGGAGGTCTCGAGCGCCTCCATGTTCATCGACGTGAACTCGGGCAGCCGCCAGTCGTCGCTGCCGGCCACCTCCAGCTTGCGGAAGTCGGTGTAGTACTTCCGCGCCAGGGTCGCCGAGTAGGCGCGCCGCTGGACCAGCGAGGGCAGGAGTCGCTCGATGAAGGTGCGCGACGACCCGGCGATGTCGTCCTTCCGGATCGACTTCAGCCAGAGCTGGGCGACGATGTACGCCACCAGGGCGCCGTTCTTCGCCTGGGCGACGCGGTGCGCCTCGGTGAGGGCCGCCCCCTGCGCGGTGACGGCCATCAGAACCTCCGAGGCTTCTCCGGATCGCCGACGAGCTTGCGCAGGAGACGGTTGGTCTCCTGCTGCTCCTTCAGCAGCTCCTTCTGGGTCTTGGCCATGCCGGCGAGGATCGTCGCGACGGCGTCCATCACTTCTCCTCGTTGTCGGAGCCGCCGGTGGACCCGCCGCCCTGCTGCTGCTCGGGCGGCGCGGTGTCGATGGCGAGCTGGGCCAGAAGCTTCTCGAAGGTGCCGTCCTCGACCAGCTTCTCCGCGCGGGCAGTGTCGCCGTCGGTCCAGCCGGGGAGCTTCTCCCACAGCATCTGGACAGGAACCTTCAGCGCAGTGGCGACCAGCGCCAGGCCGTTCGCGGTCTGCACCAGCGAGCGGGACTCGGTGTCACGCCAGCGGACCTGCATGTCGGTCGCGCGCGCCTCGTCGACGTTGCCGTTGGCGATCGCGACCAGGCGGAAGTTCTGCTCGTGCGACTCGCCGTTCAGCATCCGGAAGTCGCCCGACTTGCGCATCAGGCCCTCGGTGGCGGCCGCCAGCGCCTCAGCCTGCAGGTTGGACGACAGGCCGAGCATGTGGTGCGGCGGAGTCTGGCTGATCGCGGCGAGCATGCGCAGGTCGTGATCGTCGGCGTCCAGGAAGCCCTTGATGTCCGTGGCGTCGAGGGTGCCGAACTTCGTCTCGGGGTTGTCCGATATGAGCAGGTCCTCGATCTTCAGGCGCATCGCGGCGGCGACCTTATCGGTCGTCTCATCGGGCTTGGCCAGGCCGGCGATGTAGCGAACCTTCCAGGCGCCGAAGCGCTGGACGATCAGCCGATCGAAGGTGTTCTGGTCGATCCGTGCCAGCATCGGCAGCACGGGCTCGATCTCGCCGCTCGCCCGGCCGTCCAGGTCGAGCTGGTTGGCGTAGCGCACGACCGGCGGAACCTTCATGAAGTGCTCGTCGTACGAGATGAAGGTCCAGTCGCTGATGTCGTAGCCGTTGTTCTTGCACGACAGGTAGTAGTAGGCCTCGTCGTCGATGACCGTGACGGTCCACTCGTCCTCGAACCCGATGCGCGTGTAAACGGGGTCCGCCTTGATGGCGAAGCTCGGCCACTCGTCGTTCGGGTCGTCGTAGAACGCGGACATCCGCTTCGCCGAGAAGGCCTCCATCTTGGCCATGCGGTCGTTGGTCAGCGGGTCGCGGTCCGGCCGGACGGTGGAGAACGACAGGCCGTGGGTGATCGCAGCGCGGTGCAGCGGGATCTGCTTGGCATCCCAGCCGTTGGCCTGCCAGGAGTTCCAGACCTCCATGTTGTCGGTCTGGCCGGCACGCCGTACGCCGTCGACGTACAGGGTCTGGCCGAGCGACTTCACGATCAGGCCACCGAGCGGAGTCGGGGTGATCTTCGCGAGCTGCTTGTACTCGTCGGTGGTCTGGCGCGGCGAGAAGACGTTGCCATCGATCTCATGGAGAACGTGCTCGTCGGCCAGTCGCTGCTCGCCTCGGGCCCACGCGTCCAGGATCAGCGCGTTGTTCCGCTGCCGGATGAACGAGGGGAAGTTCTCGTGAGCAAGGCCTCGGGCGAGGCCGGCACTCATGACCACGGCGGGCCTCCTGGGATCGACGGTTTCTGGGACCTAGCGTAGCTCACTGACTCTGCTCCTTGCGGGCCTTGTGCGCTTCATGGGCGCCGAGAGCGGTGTCGATGTTCGCGCCGAGCGACAGGATGATGACGAACAGCACCGATTCGCGCCACCAGATCACGCCCGGAATCACCAGGCCCATGTAGATGATGGCGCGGATCAGGTACTGGTTCTCCTTCGTCCACTTCCGCATCAGTGCGACCTAGTCCCTCGGGCCTTGACCTTGCGGGTCATCGACTTCTGCTCGCGGTATAGAGGCGCCGGCGTCGGGTCCGCGTCGTTCCAGGCGCCCCAGACGTTGCCCGTGCGGTCCTCTTCCGGTTTCTCGGTGTTCAGCAGCGAGCGACGGAGAAGGCGCGCGCCGACGGCGGCCACGGCCAGGTCGATCTTGCGGCTGGATTCCCGGTTGTCCTTCATCAGCGAGATGCCGTACTTGCCGGGGTAGCGCCGGGCGTTCTTCATGTGGGAGATCATCGCCGGGTGGCCGTCGATCATGATCTGCGGGGCGTACTCCTCGATGTCGTCCTTGGTCTCCATCATCTCGACGAACTCCTCGGCCGCGCCGACGAACAGTCGCTGGCGCTCCGGAGAGGCGAGGTCGAACATGACCGAGTGCGTGCTCAGGCCGGACTTCGTGGCCCAGCACTCCAGGCCGTCCTTGTAGGTACGGTGCCACTCGTCGATCAGGGCGTCCCAGTAGCGGGACGAGTCGTCGTCGTCCAGAGCGTGAGACGGGTCGGCCCAGAAGCCGACGATCTTGAAGGTGTCGAACGCCTCGCGCACCCGCTGGTCGACCGCGCCCCGGGGGACGAGCCAGGTCTTGCCGCGCTCCCCGTTGGGCTTCTGCCAGACCCCGATCATGAAGGTGTAGCCGTCCTCGACGCGGCAGCCCACCAGGGCCGTGGCGTCGTCGGACTTCGAGCCGTCGAAGAACATCACGATCTTCTCGTCCGGCATGACGTGGCGCCAGCCAACCTTCAGGTCGTCGCCGCCGGCCGCGCGGTTCTCCGCCACGACCGGGTCGATAGCCTTCATGATGGCGGCCGGGTCGAGCCAGGCATCCTCGGAGGCGACGATCTGGTTGAACCAGAATCGCCGCGACCGGCTGACCGGGTTCTCCTTGTCCAGGATCGCGTTGACCAAGCCGTCGATGTCCAGCCACCAGGCATCGCCGCGCACGCCACGGATGATCGCAGCGAGGTGGTCGCGGATCGCCTGCTCGGACGGCTCGACCATCTTGCCGGCGGCGTTCCGGATCTTCGGCGGCCGCATCGTGGCGTCCGGCGGAGCCTCGAGCGAGTCGTACATGATGCCGGTCTTGGCCGTCAGGCCCGCCTCCTGATCCTCCCAGGTCTCGCGCCGGCGCTGAGCCACGCTGTCCTGGCTGGGCTCGTAGGCGTTGGTGATGGCCAGCCGGCGGGCGGTGCCGCCCTTGCTCTTGGTGGCGTTACGCGAGATCACGGCGTTCATCTCGTGGCCGTCGTTGTTCATCAGCCAGTGGTGCGTCTCGTTCATGATGACCAGGGTCGGCCGGCCACCCTCCAGCGTCTTCGGCGAGCTGGTCACGGCCTCGATGCGCCGGGCGCCGTCGTACGCGTAGATGACCTCCTTGCCGATGGTGATGCTGTGCTTGTCGATGCAGGCCTTGGTGAACAGGCCCGGGAACAGTGTCATGGTGTTCTTCGTCTGGTCCTTCGAAACGGCGGCGATCTGCACCCACGCGCGCGGGTGCGACTTGCCGATCGGGTCGCCGATCTCCAGGCCGAGGTCCGGGCGCTTGCGGGTCGTCCAGCCCATGAATCGACACGGGCCCACCAGCTCGACGGCGGCGATCCAGGAGGCGATCGGGTCCTTGCCCCAGCCCTTCAGGCGCTGGATGATGCCCTCGCGGTAGACGAAGTTGCCCGCCCCGTCGACGGCGTACCACCACAGGATCAGGCGCTTCTGCTCGTTGGTCGGCTCGAGCCGCATCGGCCGGCCGAACGCGTCCACCTCGTCAGCCAGCAGGTTGTCGCTCATCCAGCGCAGGATCTGCCAGCCCAGGGTCCACTCGGGCAGGACGAACTCATCGAGCGGGTTGACGCCGTCCCACTCTGGGTTGCGCTTCCAGGTAGGACCGATCGCCACCGGCTCGACGATGGGCTCGTCGAGTACGGCGGTCATCGCGGATCGCGCCGACCGATCGCACGACCGATGAAGTAGCCCACGATGCACCACACGATCGGCCACAGGACGGCCGCGACGGCGATGAGAGCTTGCTGCCAGCCCTTCATCGGACCACTCGGCCGTTCGGGCTGATGTGGACCTCGCGACCCGCCTTGGCGTCGCCGGTGTTGATGCTCAGGTGGCGGATCTTGCAGGCGAAGCTGTCCTCGGGGTAGCCGCACGAGTGCAGCTCCTCGGTGGTCTTGTCGTCCATCAGGCCCTCTTCTCGAACAGTGCGGCGCGGTCCAGTACGACGCCGTCCTCGACGACCTCGTCCTTGCCCTTGAGCGACTCGCGCTCCAGCTCGATCTGCAGCCGGCGACGGTCGCCTTCGGTCACCATCAGAGCCGTGAAGCCCTTCAGGTAGGCGCCCAGGGATGCGCCCTTCAGTGGGATGACGGCCATGACCGCCTCGCCCGTCTCGGGGTGGATGCCGACCACCTGCGGCTTGAGGTCGCGGGAGATCGACTCGGCCAGGAGGTACGCGGTCGCCCAGTCGGACGGCTGGTAGTAGATCCGCTGGCCGGACAGGTTGAGGGACTCGTACCACTGGGTCGCGACGGGGTGCCAGTGCTCGTCGGCCGGGATCATGCCCGCCTCGGCGCGCTGGATCAGCTCGTCGTCGATCTCATCCAGGTTGACCACCTCGACACCGGCCAGCTCGGCCTTCGTGCGGTGGCCCATCTTGGCGGCGGTCTTCTTGCCGACCGGTCCTCGCGCGCCCATCAGAACTCCACCGGGGCTGCGACGGTCGGAGGCTTCGGAGACGCCTTCTTCTTCGGGCTTCGCTTCACCGGTGCCTTCTTAGGCGACGGGACGCTGGGGGCAGGCTCCTCGGCCGGCTCCACGGGGAGTTGCTCGGCGTTCAGTTCTGCCGGCTGTTCAGTCTCACTGAACGCGGGCTCGGACTGAACGCTGTTCGGTGTCCGGTCATTACCGAACACGTCGCCGAGCAGCCAGGTCTCCGGCGCCACCTGTGACGCCAGCGAGGGCTCTTCGACGATCTTCTCGGGGGCGGTCCAGTCGAGGTCCTTGACGTACTTGGTGCCTCGGATGAAGCGCGCCCGCGCCTTCGCAGCCTGGATCATCTCGAACCGGTCGCGGCGCTCACTGAACGACGCGAGTTCGATGATGTGGTCGGCTGAACGCACGGCGGCGGCGTTGGGGGCGTAGCTCGCCCGGATGCCCTTGTCTCGCGCGTAGGTGTTGGCCTCACGCGGCGAAAGGGCCAGAATCACGGTACTCACTACGACCTCCTGCGGTCTCAGGCGGGCACTGCCCCGCTCTCGACGACCAGTGTAGCAAGGAGGCGGGGGACCGAGGATCTGATCCGGCTTCTTAGGTTGGCTCGAGCCGCTCCGCTCTCACGCGGTGGCGTTGTCCTCGGCCTAGGCCCACATGGGCTAATGAGTCCGGTGTGTCCTCGATCCCCCTGGGATCCTTGGGGTAGAGCCTAGCGGATGCTATCGATCTGCGCAAGCATCCGCTAGGCAAGCTAGGCCTTGGCGAACTGCCCGAGGTGCTTGACCATCAGGTCCTTCGACTTCAGCAGGTCGTCGGCGCGCGAGTCCGCGATGAAGACCCGGCCACGGTCGGACTCGGTGCGGATCAGGCGGCCGACGCCCTGGACGACCCGGGTCAGCATCAGGTCCTTGTAGCGCGGGTAGAAGCGCTTGGCCAGCGCGTCGGTGACCGGGTCCTTGCCGGGGTACGGCAGCTTCCAGATCCCGACGAACTCCAGCGCGCTGCCAGGCACGTCGAACCCGGTCGCGAAGCTCTCCGAGCCGAACAGGATCGCCCGGCCGTCGGCCTTGAACTTCTCGCCGATCTCGTCGTTCGTCTGCTCCGGGTTGTCGGGGTCGTTCTGCCGCAGGACGAGCCGGCCGTCGCGCTTCAGCTCGGGGGACAAGGCCGTGTAAACGGCATCCAGGTCCTTGAACGAGCTGAACAGCAGCAGCGCGCCGCCGTCGACCTTCGCCAGCTCCTCGCGCAGCTCGGCCACTCGCGCCTTGAGGTTGGCGGGCGACTTGGAGTAGCGGTACGAGCCGTCGACGTCGCTGATCCGGATGACGCCCTGCTTGGAGTAGTCGAACGGGTGCCCCACGTCAGCGACCAGGGCGTCCCGGACGCCGAGCGCCGCCGGCATCGAGCCGGGGATGGTCGCCGAGACGAGCCCGAACGGCCGGGCGGTCAGGAGACCGTTGGCCGAGGCGCTGATGTCCACCCAGTCCATGCGCATGCTGAAGCCGTCCGACCACACGATGCAGTTGTCGTTCGTGGTGGTCGCCCGGTGCAGCATCTGCTCCAGCGCCTCCTGGATCTCGAGCGCCCGGTCGGAGAAGGTGCCGTTGTCGCGGGCGTTCGGCTTCCGGAAGACGCACTTCTGGATCAGCGGGATGACGTCGTCGGTGATCTTGCCGGAGTGGCCGTCCTGGAACTGCTCCAGCGCGCGGGCGAGGTGCACGCCGCTGGCGTCGTAGTGCGTGCCCAGCTCCTTGGCGCGGACCGCCCGGCCGGCGTAGTCCTTCAGCTTGGCCTCGAGCTGGTGCGCCTCGTCGACGAACACGGCGCCCCGGAGATCAAACACCGGGCTCGGCAGCGTTCGGTCGTTGATGATCCAGAAGTCCGTGTTGGTGACGACGATGTCAGCCCAGGCGGCGCGAGCCTTGGCCTCCTGGTACTCGCACCGGTACGCCGGGGTGAGCGAGTCCGGGTGCTGGGAGTGGACGTCGAACGGATCGTCGCCCTCGTGGCCGGCCCAGCTCGCCAGCGAGCAGCCCGAGTCCTTGCCGAGGCAACCCCGGTCCGACTGTTCGCTCAACAGCGGAGCTGACTGATCGCACTGGTACCAACGGCGGCCGCGCAGCTCGGTGATCGAGAGATCGAAGCACGCGGCCGCCGCCGGCGCGTCCTTCGCCATGTACTGGTCTTGGAGGATCCGGGTCGGAGTCACGATGAGCGACTGGATCCCGGTCTTCCGGCGTGCGTGCGCGGCGGCGGCCAGCACGGCGATAGACTTGCCGGTACCGGTGCCCGCCTGGGCGATCACTCCCTTCTGGTCAACGTTCGTGAGCAGCTCGAACAGCTTGGTCTGCTGCGAGCGCGGCTCGTATCCGACATGGGCGAGGAGGTCGTGCAGTTCAGTGGTCATGGTGACCAAGGTACATGTTCGCGAAAATCTTGTCAACAGAGTCGACAACTGTGTATGGTAGGACCCATGACTGCTACTCGAACCGTGGACCTCGACAACCTTCTCGGCCT